GTGTGTACACCTGGACGTTTTTTAGGGGTTCGTTTGTGGTAATTGTTTACCCCAAACATAGGTTTCTTTTTAGCCATCTTTTTCTTCTATGTCTTTTGTTTTTTCTATGAAATCTCTGTCCTTGTCATCAAGTTTTAAATACTTAATAGATCCATTTACATATTGTCTTGTCTCTTCACCACAATGTGTACATTTATAATAGTCAGTTACAATAGCAACTAACAAAGTATCCTCATCGCAATGCGGACAAATACCATGAACAGTATCTATGTAACCTATTCTAACCATGGTGTGTATGATACCTTACCGTCAATTCTTTGTGCTCTTAATGATTGACCTCTATTGTGATCTGTTGAATAACTGCAATGAATCCAGCCCGACGTCGGTTCGTTATCTTTGTAAAATTCTAATATGAGCTGGTCAAATTCTAGCTCTGATCTAATCCATTTCGCTAATTCTCTATTATCTACGCCAGGTATTTCAAAGTCTGCTGCAGCTGCTTTATCGTCTGCCACATGTTGACTGTTAACTGAACTTCCAATCTCTACGCAAAGCTGAGCACAACGAAATCCTGATGATATAATTAATGGTTTATCAAAATGTGATCTGACTGGCTGTAATATGTTTGTAGCCAATGCTTTTAAATTTTCTATTTGAGTTGGATTAGGGTTATTATTAATCCCCTTCCTTTCAGCGACCTGGCTTTTGGTAAGCTCGTCTAAGGTTATGTTGGCTGTTAATTTCATTTGTTGTTATCGTTTAAACCTACATAAATTACAACACAAAGCAATAGTAAAGCTATCACTGTGTTGATAGGAAAAAAAGGTTCCACTATTCAGATACTCCCATTATCCACAATACAATAAGTACATAACAAATAATTTCCATTATTCTAATATTAATGATTTTATAGAGTAAGATCCATCTATATTTTTTTCTAACTCTGCTTTAGATTTTATACATTTGTATTGTATGTTTTCTTTTGGTAGTCGAGTAGCTTCTCTACGGTGCTTCAAACAAACGGACATCGACTCCTGAATACGATGCTCTTTGATATCAGGTCCTACAAACATTAGAAGGGCTACAATGTGCTCGATCATCTTACTACCGTTCCTTTGTTTGGTCCGTATTTAATTCTATATTTGTGAGTACCTGTACCATTAATCTCTACCTCTTTTTTGAGATCTTTTACATAACTCATTTGTTTTGCTTTTCTCTCTTGTTCAGAGATATAATCTAAAATTTTTCTAGTGTTTCGATCCATTTGCTCTTACCTTATCTTTTAATACTTCTATGTCCAACAAAGCTTTTTCCATTTGCTTTTGTAAGAATTGTATATTGACCTTATTATGCATCATGTCCTCGATTCTTTTTTCAATCTTCTCCACAGATTTATAGAGATCCTCCAACAACATCAGCTGTTCTTGGTCCACAGGTAACTGCTCTGATTTCTTTAATAAATCAGCCTGCATCAGCTCCCGTGACGTCTCCAACGATACTAATCTCCCTGTCAATTCTGTGTACGCAAACACACCCATCGCGACGAGCACGATCAAACTGGCAACCGTCTTCATCGGCATCTGTACGGCAGCGGACTCAGAAATTTTTAGGGCCATAAACTACCTGTTGAATCTTGACACGATCCAATTCCATGCAGCTTTAATTTTGTCCCAAACTCTGCAACAAACTGCTTTACATTTTTCAATCATGTTTCTTCTCCTCTATTTCGTAAAAGAAGTTATCCGTATCTTCGGTCTTCCATTTACTTGTGTTTTCTACGTTCCATTCAGAGGTTTGCACTTTCCAATCAGGCACATTATCTTTAACAGTGAATGAAGGGATATCCCATATACATCTGTTATTAGGTTGTGCTGCATAGTTCCCATCGTCTAGGGCTATGATGTGAGCGCATTTATGCTCGTGCGGTATCTCTGAGTGATCCGTATCAAGGATATTACTTTCAGGGTGAGCAAAGTCAACCGTAAATAAGTACTTGCCTGGGTGCCATTTCTTGTCTTTTCCTATGTATTTTCCTGCCTGTCCTTCTAGGATATCCCAAGAATGAACAGAAGGATAATAACTAAAACAATTCCATAACTGAAGCTCGTCAAGTCTGCGAATTGGAACAGCCTTCGGTTCATAGCCACGTTGAATAAAAGCCGTAATTGGTAAACGATAGAAGATCGCCCCATTCTCCATAATTGCGTGAAAAAGAATAGACTTCCCCGTAATAGATGATAGACCAAAAATAATACAGTCTTCGACTTCACCATGATGTTTCTTAAGATCATATAAATACTCCCTTCTGATTTGAGCATATTCTACAGGTATGTTTGCATTTAAGTAAGCCATAATTAATCATTTATTGTTCCCCAATTCTTACCATACTCATAGTCAACCTTGTTGGGTACTTCTAACTTAACAGCATTCTCCATCACTTCAACAATTTTCTTAGCTTGTTCATCGGATTCAACTGACACACAAAGTTCATCATGAATTTGTATGTGTGCGATTATACCTTCTTTGTATAAATCTAACATAGACTTTTTTGTCATATCAGCTGCAGATCCTTGTATCAGTTTGTTGAGTGACTTGTAGGTGTATGCTCTTTTGATCCCAGGTCCGTGTTCCTGTAATGCTTCTTCATGAGGCATGGCCTTATGCATACCGAAACTGTTGGGCTCCCACAAATGGAACCTACACAAACGACCAAGTAAAGTTCTTATCTGTCCACGTTCTTGAGCTCTGTTCATTGCAGAGTTCATCAACTGTTTTACAAACGGAACCTTCGCATGATATTGATCGAACAACTCAGCAGCTTTCTCTTTCGATACACCGAGTTCAGCTTGTAACTTAGCTTTACCCATACCGTAGAAAAGACCCAAATTGATCGTCTTAGCTTGTGTCCTAGGAATCTGTGCCATGTCAGCTACAACTTGGTGGAAGTCTGTTCCTGAATCATTTTCATAATTATCAACAACGTCGTATACTGATGGAAATTTATGTAGAGATGCATAATGCACAACTAGTCTTGGCTCTTGTTGTGAGTAATCAAAACAACCCCACTTCTTACCTTCGTCGGGTAAAAACAAAGATCTAATTAATGGTCCTAGATCTTTATTACGAGCTGGGATCTGTTGTAAATTAGGGTTAGAATAACTGAATCTACCTGTAACTGTACCACCTTGATCAGATCTTATTTGGTTTATATCAGCATGTATTCTACCTTTATGTTCATATCTTAATATGGTATCTATAAATGTAGTGTGGGCTTTGTTAATTTCACGAGCCTTAGCTATCATTTGCACAACAGGATGTTTGTGTTCTTGTAAAAAATTTTTAGTAAAGGAAGGAGCACCGGTTTTAGCAGTACGTTCATATGGTAAAGACAACTTATCAAATACTTTCGCAATACTTCTTGCAGCCCATATCTGAGGTTCTAATGTGGTTTCTTTACTTATTGATGATAATATTTTCTTCTCTTCTGTTTCTAGTTCTTGCTTTAGGCGAGAAGCTTTATCTGAGTCTACCCTCACTCCAAGAAACTTCATATCAACAAGACAAGGAAAAAGATCTGTCTCGAGATTAAAAATAGACTCAACATCTTGATGTATAATTTCTTTTTTAAATACTTGCCAAAGTTCTAACGTTAACTCTGCATCTTTCTCTGCATAGGATCCGACCTCCATCGCTGGTAATTGCCATAGATCTTGTTTAGGATCTAATCCTCTTGACTTAGCCGCTTCAACTAATGCAGCCTCTGATTTACCGTGCCCTAAGTAATCCCATGATAAACTATTTAAATCATATCTAAATCTATTCTCATCAACTAATGATGCTGCTATCATTGTATCAACAATGAGTCCTTCAATCTTTAAACCCATTTGTCTAATCCAACATACGTCGTACATTGCATTGTGAAATATTTTGATAGCTTTTGTGTTCAGTATATCTTGGAACCATTCTAAAGTACGCTTCCTGTCCATATTGGGTCCTGAGCCATGAGCGATTGGAAAATAAAATTTTCGACCTGGCACAGCTACAGCTATACCTACAACTTCACCGTTACCAATTACAGCCCCTGATCCTAAAGTTTTTAAGCTTGGATCTCTAGTTTCTAAGTCAACTGCGATCTCATCGTATTGCCTTAGATCGGGATACTCTTCCGGTTCGTTCCATTCTGTCTGTGCTTCAAAGAGCGGTACTTTCATAATTTTGTTTTACACTTTTTTCTCTGCTATTGCAATCGCACGACCTATTTCTTCCGCGATCTTGGGGACGATAGAGTTCCCCAATGCTTTAAGTCTGTGTACTCTGCCGGATAACCCATGAGCCACTCTACCCACGTCGGGTTCAGACTCCCACCCTGTGTGCCTCGCTTGGCTACTGCTACGTTGAGATTCGTTCCCTTCCTTTTGAACTGACTCGGTCCCGCATTGTTCTTGCTGTCGTTGACTGTAGGTGTAGGCCACATCTGTTCTTTGACTGCTAGTGTCAAAGGTTTGCCTCCCTGACTGTACTTCTTCGACCGATCCGTTGCTGAGTCTTGTGTAGGTGTCGGCCACATTATGTTCGGGTGTGCTACTTGATCGTTGATACTGATCGGCATTTTCTTGTTTACTTTCATTTGCATTCTCTCCTTCGAGCTCGCTCCCCTGTCGCAATGTGCGTCGGGAGTTCGCCACAATCCAGACTCTTTCTCTTTTGTGTGGTGCGCCAACGCCTGCAGCTGGAATATTGAACGCCCTGACTTCGTAACCTTCTCCTTCCAAGTCAGTGCACACATTTTCGAAGACCATGCCGTTTTGGATACTAACAATACCTCGCACATTTTCTCCAATAACCCACCTCGGCTTAAGCTCTTTGATGATTCGAAACATTTCCGGCCAGAGATGTCTGTTGTCATCTGTTCCTTTTCTTGCTCCTGCGATACTGAACGGCTGGCAGGGAAAGCCACCGACGACAATATCAATTGTTCCGTGTTCCTTGATAATTTCTTCCCCTTTGAGTTCTTTAACGTCATTATATATCTTAACTCCTTTCCAATGTTTTTGCAGCACTAATTTGCAATACTTATCCATCTCGCAAAAGGCTACAGTTTTAAATCCTACTTTATCTAGACCATAACTAAATCCACCTATGCCACTAAACAGATCTAATACTTTCATTTTCTATCTTTTAATTTTAGTATTTCTAATTCACAGTAATGAATTATTTTTTCTAGATCTTTGATTTTATCTTTTTTCAAATATCTACAAACGTATTTCACAACACAGCCTTGGAAGAACGAAAGATTATTTTTTGAAATAAACTCGTACGGCTGAATGTGATAATCTTTATAATGATTCCCACCGACCTGCCTTGACTGTGGAAATGCTTTTTCTAAACCATCGGGATCTGTCATAACTGATATCCTTTCCTTTCTATTTTTGCTTGTAATAAATAAATATTCTTTTTTGCTCTCGTCGTTCCTACATACCATACTCTGTGCTCTTCGTCACTCTTTGTTATACTTCTCATAACAGCTTGTCTTATTTTGTTAGCATTATCTAAAACTAGAATAACATTATCTGCTTCACCACCTTTAGCTGCGTGTATTGTAGAAACTTTGATCCTCGGTTCTTGATTAAGTTTTTCTTTATTTGATAACATTAATCGTATATAATTCCGCTCCAAAATATTACCTTTACTAAATACCTCATACCACTTTAAACTTTTATCTTGTAGATCCTCTTCATCAGCAAAGTCTAACAGATCTTTCATCGAGATCTCTGTTATCTCTTCACCATTGATATATTGCATGTGAGTTAGAATAGCTTTGTATAGTTTAACATTGTAACTTTTACCTTTTTTAGTTTCAAAATAAATTCCTTTGTCTTTTAAAATTTTACAAATCTCGTTAGCTCTATTTAAAGTTCTAGTTAATATTAACCAATTATCAGACAATAAATCTAAATGATCTAACGCGCTTATCTTTTCTACTTTACCTTCTTCATCTCTTGCTTTATAATGTTTCGTCGCTCTTAATCCACGAATACGACTTATCACTACAGAAGAAAGTTCTTGAACCTTTTTAGGTATACGCCTTGATTTAGATAAAATTCTTTCTTTTGCAGGCTCTTTAATAAATCGATTTACATCTGCACCTGCCCAAGTATAAATAGCTTGATCGTCATCACCGGCTAAATAAACATCATCAGAGTTAGATTTTAATAAGTCATACATTTTCCATTGTAATGGTGACAGATCTTGTGCTTCATCAACAAACATAACTTTAAATCTAGGACAAAGATGTGGTTTAGCTATAAACTGATTTATCATATCCGAGTAATTTAGTAGGGTATTTTTCTTTTTGTATTGATTGTAGTTAGCTTCAATGTGTTCTAACAGTCCCCATCGAACTGATGATGAATATTCTCCTGAACAATACTCATCCCAAACTGAAATACATTTTTCTTTTGCTTTTAAAATAATTTGAAAGTACTCGTTATCACAAGTTAAATAAGGTGATGCGTCTACATCTTTTCTTACATTGACTCTAATACTTAAGATCCTACCTAGATCTGCGTAATGATAGTCTTGCATAACTTTACTCTCGTCTAGACTTAACTTTTGAAAAGCCAAAGAATGAAATGTTCTAAAGTATGGTAGATCTTTCTTTTTATATTGTGGATTCTTTTCTAACATTCTATCTTTTGCTGTGTTAGCTGCTTTTCTTGTAAATGCAAAGTAACCTATTTGGTCCAACGGTGTACCTATTCTAATGTAGGCCATCGCTCTTCTAATTAATTTTTCTGTTTTACCTGTACCTGGTGGTCCATAGATCTTAGTTATCACAGAATATCTTCCTTATCTTTCATGTCCAAGATTTCTAATTCATTATCTTCTTCATCAAAGTATTGCATAGATATCTTTACACATCTGACAGGGTTGTTTGATTTAGTATCTGAATCTTTTTTAGGATATCTTTTTGACACACTAAGCTCAGCTTTGAAAAAGTCTTCCATCATTCGACCTGTCTTTGTTAATTTAATTTTCCATTCTTTATTCTTAAGGTGATTGAAGAAAGGTTCTAAAACAAAATAAGCATATCCATCATCGACTAACGTACTACCATTTCTAAACGATGTATCACTTACAGCTTGTACTCCTGTTATATATTCCTCTAAATGCTTTTGTAATAATTCTTTGTCTGATGTTCCAGGTGGAGGACTCTCTACATTTTGAGTCTCATATAAGTTCTCCATAATAATTTGATAATCTTTGTTTGTAACTCGTGGTGGAAAGATAGGTGTATGTGCAGCTATTAGTGTTCTGAGTCTGTCTTGATTTGTAAAGTATGTTGCATCTTTAGCTATAACTTGTTTACTAACTTCACCTTCTTTCTTATCTACGTATGTAATTGTAAATCTAAATTCAGGATCCGGAGAATAATTAATTTTAATCAAAGCTGTAAGTGGTGGAAATCTTTTTATCTTATCAGATAAAAAACCAAACTGTCTTTTGGCACACTCTGATTTCATACAATGATCGTGTATTGGTTCTTCATCACAAGTATGTCCTGCAGTTTCTTTTTCCCATGCTTTAATTTTCTTTTTGACTTTCTCATCACCCCATTCATTATCGTAAACAATATAATCTCTAGCTGCCTGTAAAACTTTTTTGTCCCATATATCTCCATATTTTTTCTTAGCAAAGACCATGTAGTTATATAAGAATCTATCTCTGTAATCTGCTAACTTATTATTAGCTGACAGATCCTTTGTAATGATTTGTAAACATGGTGGACCATCTGCAAACTCTTCGTTACCACCTGTTAAAATACTTTTAATATGATCATTAATAAAATCATCTAGTTCTTTTTGTGTTTTAGTATTTGCTTCTATAACTTTAATGAACTGCTCAAAGGTAAATGTCGTGCCGTCTAAATTAAGACCAACTCGTTCTTGTTTCTTGAAGTATGGTAAGTTAATAAAGTTACCTGATGTGCTGTTAGCACCTTGATCTAGTTCTGTCTGTTTAGGATAAACTTCTGTGCTTGGCTTAAGATTAAATGTGTATAATAATTTTTCTAAGAAGGATTTAATAAATGTGGCTTTGACAGGTTTATCTGTGAACACATACAAATGTAAGCCACCACTTTTTGATTTTACAGGTATAACAGGTATTTTGTTTTTATCTATAATCTCTAAATATTTTCTTGTGTCAAATTGATCGTAAGCTTTCGAATCTATATCGATGGCACCAAACTTAGCCATGCCTTCATCATCACACGGTTGTATGCCTATTGGTTTAATACCTTTTAAATGATTTTCATAATC